TTTCTATACCTTCTCAAAACTTGGTCTTTTAAGTTATTGGGAACACCAATATGTAAAGGGTGAGCGATTAGATCAAATTGCATCTAAGTACTACCAAAACCCTAAATCTTGGTGGCTTATTGCAGAATATAATCCTCAAATTGTCGACTTTACAACCATTACCCCAGGAACAATTTTGAGGGTTCCAAATGTTTAATTTTATACGTATTGCTTTTCCTGACGCAGAATCTGGACCAACTATTGTCTACTCTGCTGAAATCACACAGGAAAAATATAAGCACGACATGATTAAAGTTGTTTTTAAAGACTGGGATATATCCTATGAGGTACTAAGTCCGGGATCTCCCGTGCAGCTTACAATTACAGGCGTTACTGAGAAAAAAGACGTCTACGGATACATACACAGCGTTAAACAACAAAGAACTCCTGGAAAAAACTTTACAGAAATGATAATGATTGGCGCGTCTTACCCATTCCGTCAAGCTTCTAAAGCAATATACAAAGACATAACGGCAGATCAAGTTGCCCGAATAATTGCAGAAAAACATAACTTTGCCTGCTACACCGTTCCTCACCCTCGCGTATACCCTCAAATTGCTCAATCAGGGCATACAGACTGGGAGTTACTTGTTCGATTGGCTAAACAGTCTGGTTACACCCTAAGAGCTACAAATACAGAACTTTACTTTCAACCTAATCTTGAAGACTTTAACAAGTACAAAGAAGAGGCTATGACCTTTACTATGCGTCAGGCTAATGACTCTGCCGGATCAACTATTTATTATTTTAATCCAATTGTCAGCGAATCTTTAGATTATGCTGATGGGGCTAACACAGCTATTGCCATATCAGGTGTTGATAGATTTACAAATACTCCTATGGCTGTTACACAACAAGAACCTTATAGAGCTACCCGTGTAAAACAACAAACTGAGTTTTTTGATGATTTTGACACATCTACTGTTGCTACTACTCCAGAGATAGCTCGCTATGAAAGCGAGGCTGTTGATAACTTAATTGTATTCCCTTATAGAGCAATTGCTGAAGTATTGGGCTCTCCATCTTTGCGTCCAGATATGCCTGTTTATTTAAACGGTCTTGGTCCTAACTATTCAGGATTTTGGACTATTTTAAAAGTAGAACATATGATTATTGAAGAAGAAAGTAACCGGCATAGGTATACTTGTGTATTGCATCTTGGTACAGACTCTTTAGGTGAAACCCGTATTGGTCCAGATAGCCGCGATATCACAACTCCTCCGGCTAGACCAATTAGAAAACTTATTCCTGGCGTTCGCCAAACTACAGTCCGCCCTGTAACCTACTTAAACCGGATTACTGTGCCAGTTAATAGCACTCAACTAGGTAGCTTTGGCAATATTGAAAACCGAGCTAAACCCAGTATTGATGACCGAGACACTTCCCCAGCGCGATGGGTAAGTGGCACCAAGTCTTTAAATCCTGTAAGACCTGAGCCAGTTGTTGAACAATTTGTTATTGACCGTTTGGCAAGAATGAGGGCGCTATGAGTTTTGATAAAAGATTTTACGGTGTTTACGANGGCTTAGTTACAAACGTAACTGATCCAGAGTCTAGGTACCGAGCTAAATTACAGGTTCCGCAAGTAACTGGGTTTGAAGAAACTAATTGGGCCGAGACTACAAAAGGATCAGCCAGCACTGTTGGTAAAAAAGTTGCCGTTATGTATATAGCGGGAGACCCTAACTTCCCTCTATGGATAGGAGAAATAGCATAATGTCATATCAAAAAGCAATTGCTTTGCCGTTTTCTTTTGACACCTCTGGATCAGTGGCTTATGTAGAAGATGAAAAGAAAATTTGGCAAGACCGCGTAGTCCTTGTATGTATGACCAACCTCAATGAGAGAATTATGCGTCCTACCTTTGGCACTAGCGTTGCATCTACCTTATTTGAAAATGTTAACGATTCCGTAAGCCTTATACAACAGACTATTGGGGGGGCTTTTACAAAGTTTCTTCCAGCCCTTTCTTTGCAAAAAGTCAGCGGGTCGGTTGATCCCGTAGACGGAAACATAGTTATTGAGGTGTTTTACCGTTATAATGATAAGGACACCCCTCAAAGCGTGAAGATTAAAACCGGATTGTTCTCCAGAAGCGGGGATCTAATAGTGGAAGGAAATGGACGAAGTGGCCGTTAAAAAATATGTCCCACAGATTGATTACACCTCTAGGGACTATACCTCTATTAGAGAAGACTTAATCTCTCTTATCCCTAATTTTGCTCCTAACTGGACTAATCGCGACCCGGCAGACTTCGGTATTACCATACTTGAAGCTTTTGCGTATATGGGCGACCAACTTAATTACTATATTGACCGCGCCGCAAATGAATCATTTATTACTACAGCTAGCCAAAGAGACAGCGTTCTTCAGCTTGCTCGTCTACTTGGCTATCAGGCTACTAATAACACAGCCTCAAAGGTCACTTTAACTTTTCAGAACTCAACAGCGAGCTCAATTACAGTACCGGCTCTGACTCAAGTAGCTACAAGTAACATAACAAGCAGCACATCTACACAGGTGGTTTTTGAAACTGCCAGCTCAGTAACAGTTTCCGCAAACTCATCTACTACAGTTGTTGCAAATCAAGGAACAACTGTAGCAAGTGAAGTTATTGGCACATCTAATGGTGAGTCAAGTCAGGTCTTTAAATTAGCAAAAAATCCTGTTATTCAAAATAGCGTTACTCTTTCAGTAAACTCGGTTACTTACACTCAGGTTCCGTACCTTATTGATTATCAAAACTACGACCCAGTATTTAGTACATATACAAACTCTGACGGGGTAACTTATGTTTTATTTGGCGACAATGTAAGTGGTCGTATCCCACCGGTAAACGCCCAGATTACAGCAACTTACCGTATTGGTGGTGGCGAGGTTGGAAACGTTGGAGTTAACACCATTAAGTTTATTCTTACTAATGGAGCTTCCGGCTTGAGCGTACTCAACCAGTATATTAATGCTGCCAACACAGGTGTTGCATCTGGCGGAGGTAACCTTGAGTCTACAGACGCAATACGTGTTAACGCCCCATTAAGCGTTCGTACACTAGAAAGAGCTGTTTCTCTTTCAGATTACGCAAACTTGTGTATTAAAGGCGGAGCAGCTAAAGCTGTGGCAATTGCAGATGTTTATACAAGCGTCACCGTTTACTTTGCCCCATTTGGAGACAAAGGAGTTACTAATGACGGAGTAACTCCCTCAGCCGTATTTAACAGTACGGTTACTAGTTTAACGTCTTACTTAAATAACAAAATTCCCGCTAATACAACTATTACCTTTCAACCGCCTTCATATATAAACGTAATTATTGATGGAGACATAACAGTGTTGCCTCAGTACAAGCAAAGCCTCGTCTTGTCTGAGGTAACCTCTAAACTAGACACCCTATTCCAATTTGATAACGTTATGTTTGCGGATCGTATATCAATTAACGATATTACGTCTGCTATTAACTCGGTTCCTGGAGTGGCATTTGTTGAGCCTACAAAAATTGTGCGTAGCGATCAAAATATTGAAAAGGTCGTTGATTTAAAAACTTTAACATCCGGTGTGGCAAATTTACGCACAACCGCAGCACACGGTTTAAAAATTGGTGACACAATTAAAGTTACAGCCGTTGACAACGACTTTAACGGCGTATTTATAGTAACAACAGTACCCTCAACAACCACGTTTACTTACGTTTGTACCGGTACAACAATTACAGCTACGGCTGTAGCCGCTGGTGCCGTTACTAAACTTACAGTTAACGACATCCTATGTGAGCTTAATGAAATCCCACAAAAAGCAACCTCATACAGTTGGGGACTTACTGTAACTGGAGGCATTACCGTCTAATGTCACGTTATGGTATTAATTATTATAATTTAGCGTATTACGGTCCGGATAACGCTTCTCAGTATATTGCAACCTCGTTTACAGCTAAACCTAGAGGTTACAAAAACATACAAATTAAGTGGAACAGCCCTGCCGGAACCTGGTCAAAGCTACGCCTTGTTCGTAATTCTTTTGGTTTTCCGGTAAACCCTTGGGATGGGGATCTTTTAGCNGAGGCGGCTATTGAAACAGATCCAACACTCTATGACGACACGTATCAACTTGTTGAGAACGCGTATTACTATTACTCTCTTTTTGTATTTGAAACCGTAACTTACACTTGGATTCGTGTTGGAGACGCCACTGGTGTTTCCGTAAAAGACTACGGCTATATAAACAACTTGTATGAAGGTCTTCCAGCAATTGCTAGAATTAAAAGTGCCTACGACGCTTCTGGAAATTACGACAATAAAGATCTGTATAATTTTGTTTCTTTATTTGCTTTTGAGCTTAGCTATGCTCACACAGTGGTAAACCTACTTAACAATAAATATGATGTGCAAAAATGTAACGGCGCCTTAGTGCCATTGTTTTTACAACAACTTGGTTATGACTACGAAAAAGAAATTGGATACCAACAATCTCGTATTTTANTACGTGATGCTGTACAGATTAATAAAGAAAAAGGTAGTAGCCAAGGTTTGCGAGAGTACATTAAAGCTTTTGCTGGATACGCTGTTACTAAACCTGTAGGCACAGAGCCTAATCCTTCAGTTAACGGTTTAACTATGGGACACAACTTAATGCTCGATTACAACGACTCTTCTTTTGAAGAGGGAATTGGTCACTGGGGATCATTAAACGGAACAGCTTCTCTTTCTTCAGTTAGAACACAGACTGTACGCCAAGCTAGCATTACATCCAATGTGGCTACAATTACTTTAGAAAAAACACATGGGTATCGTGTAGGAGACAAATTTACAACTTCCAACTTCCCATTAAACTTATTTAATACCATCTCCAATCAATTTACTGTTACCGCGGTTGGTGCAAAAACTATATCTTTTAACTTGACCGGGGCGGACGTTCCAACTACAGATGTTTACAATAAAGTGTTTAAAGCTTACCCAACAATTAAACCTTATCCAGCAGCTTGGATTGAACCAACATCTTCAACTTTTACACCTAATAAACGTCAAGGAGTATTATCGGTAAAAAATGTATCTGGTTCTACAGCCACAATTAAATTTGAGTGCGGTTACGCTGGCGGGGATATAACAAAATTTAACCCCCTTACAAGAGGTATACCTGTAACGGCCGCTCTTTCTTATAGCTTTAGCGGGTACACAGTAACTGGCGGTTCAGCTAGATCGGTAACTATGGGTATTAGTTGGTACACACGTTTTGGTGTTTTTATCTCTGAGTCTTCAGGAACACCAAGCAACAACGCTACAGGTGAGCTGGTAAGCGGTAGCCGTAAATTTGTTACTGACACGGCCCCCGCTGGTTCATATTATGCGGTACCTAATATTCAAGTAGCTTCAGCTGCTGG